GGATATTGTTTGGGATCGCAATAGTGTTTCATAGTTTGATACCAATCTTCGGCACTGCTATGACTATCACCTTGAAGAACGTTTAGTATTCGTGTACCGCCTTCGTCCCGACCACGACGATTATTAATAAAGTATTCGTTGTTGTACTTGGTAGCATCAATGGCTTCTTGTACAGTATTGATACCACACAGAGCACCGGCACGTTTATCTACAGTGACCCAAGTAGGAATATCTAATGTCATACTGTAATCAGCAATACCATCTAGCCAAGTTAATACTGCTCGTCGTTTAGCCTCAGCATCATCTAACAGTTTTTGATATTCTTTAGCCGGATCTACAGTGATTTCTTTGCCTTTTTTGTTTTTAACTTTTTTTGGTCCCTGAGCCTGTAGTGCGGCCATTGTGGCTTTTACTTCAGCACTGTCAGGGGCTCGCCATTCGCCGGGCCAACGTCCTTTAGCAATCTGGAATCCACCCGAGTCACCTAGCATAAAAGTGTCATCGGCACGATTGCGAACCATGTCTTCAGACCAATCTTGTTTGGTAAGGTCTAAATTAGCATGTCCAGCTGAATACAAACTCCAACGATATGGAAACAGAGCTCGTTGGCTGTTAAGCCAATTAAGTTGTTCCATATCCTTGATATTAGCTGGCATACGAGCAGGGTCTACATATTGCTCGTTGCGTTGGCGTCCAATAAAGGTAGCATAGAAACCACTGATAGCCGGCAAGAAAATAGCGTAGTCATTTTGTTTACTAGTAAAATCGTCTTGCTCAAGCATTGTGTTTTTCTTCTTTGGTTAAACAATTGATTGTTCGAAAATGATCGTAAGCTTCTTTTAGTGTAGGATACTTTTGAATACGTGATTGTAATTCTTGTTCTTCTTGCATTTTCTGAATAACCCAGTCAATGGCCGAATTAGCCTGTGCAGTTAACTCAATTGTTGGTGCAATTGAAGGCAACGAATGCCAGGAATATCCATCATAGACTTCCATAAGACGAGTATTTCCGTTGTACCGTACCATGCCGGCACTAGGAGCATTCATATTAATGCTAGTCTGTGTACTGTAATAAGTACCGCCATTGATAGTGACATACTTACCACCGTGTATAGAATTAATCATTTTTGGATTGCTAACAAAATATAGTTATAAACAGCCAATCCTGAATCAACCGTGATCATTACTACGCCATCATTGCTGAACTTCATAACTTTGTCGCCATTGAGATTCAGGATACCTAGGATGGCCTGTACCGAATATGCTCGTTCACTTTTTAGCGTGCCTTTAACACCAGCTTGAAAAACGAACTCGCCGTTGACACTGGCTGGGTCTCCGAATTTAAAAACTAGATTGTTATTGGCATCAGTTTTAACGTAGAAAAGATTTTCGTCACTGTTGATAGTGCTCTGATATTTCATACGTTGTACGCCCTGAATAGTGGGTACCAGCTCCACGTGCCAGTTAGCACCATTGAAGGTCAAGTCGGCAACTAGCTGATCAATAACTACACTGTCCATAAAGCGATAGTCGTTTTTAAAATCGCCATCTTTGTTTTCAAAGTGGATACCGGATGGAACACCCTTGCTGTCTTTGGTTACAGTGATATTGGCATTTTCTCTGTATTCTTCGATATTAACCAAAGTGCTTAGTCGACCTAAATTAGGCATACCAAAGCGACCAATAAAATCTGGCAATGGGTTATGTAGTCGTGCATCTAGCACAAACAGTCTTTCGTCGGCGATGGCAGAAATTTTTGTTTCTTCTTCGGTGCCCACGATTTTAATCTGTGGTACTTTGCCGATGCCGTTAGTATTTTTAAGTATATCTAATAGATAATCTCTCATTGTATTCTCCGCAAGGTTATATTATAGAATTTGTATTTAGATCTGTCAACGAAAAACAGATTTATTTGAAGGTAAAGAAGCTGGAAAAGGTAGACTTAACATCCACATTAGCTGTGATATCCCATTTGAGTACACCTAAGAGATTTTCTAATTTTTGATCCACAATGGTGTCTTCCATTAGTCCATCATCAAAGGGTAAGTCTTTAAACCATTGCGGGATACGTGCTTCGTCAGTAGGATAGCCCACACTAGTCAAGCCTAGAGGATTATCTTTGAGTTTACACACAATAGTTTTCATTCCGTCCACAATACTCATACTGTAGTTGTCACCGTACATTTTTTTAAGATTGTTCCAGTTCATAGCAGCACGAACGTGCCCGGGCATGTTAGTTCGTCCTTTGCGAATTTCTTCTTCGGTATATTTGGTCAAGTTGTTAACACGTTTGGGAGTGCCTTTTTGCCAAGGTGGTAGCTTAATGAATTCGTTTTTAAATTCGCGTATTTCGTCGATAATTTCTTCACGTTCGCTGCCAGTCAGTACTTGAAGAAGAATCTTACTAAGAAATTCCTGCACCAATTTTGGAGTATCTGAACGTTTTAGATCCAATCCCATGGCTTTGACTTTTCCTGGTTTTCCGTCAACATCCAGTCGTTTACCTTCTAAGTCGTAGATCAGTACTGCATAGCGTTTCTTTTTAATGAACAAGCCTTTGCTGGCAATAAGCTCTCGACCAGCCTTAATGATACTGCCCATTTCTCTTGGGCAATGGCAAGCACGTTCCATAAACTCGGGGAAACTTTCGTTGACCTGTTCGGCAATGTTATCATAGAGCTGTATACAGGTATCTCGATCCCAAGACATCGATCCTGACTTGACTTCGGATTCTATAGCAGGCCAAGCAGTGAAATAAACCGAATCTGTGTCACCATAAATGATTGCTTTCCCTACGTGATTATATTCACCTGTGATACATTCATTTACAAAAGCATCCATGTGACGAGCAATCACTCGTCCTGTCAGAGTGGTGGATTGACCGATCCTTTTATCAAAGAAACGACAGCCAGGATTAAGTATAGCACCGTACAGGCTGTTAAGGTTAATCTTCTTGACCAATTGCCTTTTATCCCAGAACGCACGATCTTCATCTGTTTGGGCTTCCTTCTTTTTCTTTTGTAGTTCTTTACGTTCAGCATACCAGCGTTCTAGCAGTCCCGGTACGACTCCTTTTGCATCATATTTAAATATTGTTCCATTGGCACTCAACGCCCAAGGCTGTCCACCTTGAAATATCAAACGCCAAACATCGGCTGCCGGCATAGTAGTTTCATTACCGTCTTCCCAATCAATGGTTAGTTCAGTACCAGTCTGGCCTTCCATGACCGCAGTATATTCTAATGTGCCAAATAAGTTTTCCCATGCATCAGCAAAACTGCTACCGGCTTCTATTTTATCTTGTATATACTTTTCGGTCATTGTAAGACGCAACTGTCCTACAATAGTTTCGGGACCCATGTTTAATGCACGAATAGTTGATGGATATAGACTGTTTAAGTCAATAGCACCAATATCGCTGTGCATACCCTGTTTAGGATATGCCACATAAGCACCTGCAGCCTGTGTATCGCCGTGGTGCTCTCGACGATTAGGCACAATCATATTTCTACTATGTGCTTCATTAATAATAGCTTGCTCTGTAACGGCCACAGCACCCATTGTAGTGGGCAACAATACAGTATTATCGTGTGCTAGTTCGTTGGCCAAATCAAGAAATCTTAGTTTCTTGTCTAGTTTGGCCAGCAACAAAACGTCTTGTCTATTGTAATCGATGAACTTACCAAATTCTCTATTGTAAAGTTGATCCAGTGTACCTTCGTAGGCTACTTTGCCCCCGACTTCTTCATATTCTCCGATCGCATCTAGACTATAACTATGCCGTTCTTCGTAGGTATATTTGCGATATAACTGCATATAGTCCATATGTACACGGCCATAAAGGTCGAAAGTAATGTTTTCGGCACCAAAGCGTTCAAAGGTTCGTTGTCTGGGCAATTGATTCCAAAGACAAAAACGTCGAGTATCGTCTTTGCTCAGTACTCGCGTAATACGCATTACCATATAGGGAATATCAAAGCCTTCTGAGTTCCATCCACTGAGTACATCGGCATCGTCGATAAGATCCAAGAAAGTATTGAGCATATCTTCTTCTCGTTCGAAAAGAAAACAATTATCGTAACGATTACAGATGTCCTGTGCAGAATCCCAGCTCATACTTTTAGGTGGCACAACTAGAGTGATCAGTTGTTCGCTCCAATCCAGATAAAGGCTAACACTGGTTATGGGATTAAACGGGTCTTCGGGTTTAGAATAGCCACGTGCTGGATCAAAGTCAACTTCAATGTCGAAAAATGCTGTCTGTAGTTTAGGTGACGATGCTCCTAAATAATTATCGGCTAAGCATCTAAATACTGCATTAATGTCCGATTCCCAGAGTCGTTGTCGACTATGGATTCTTAGTTCTTTTTGAAACTCTTTGCCGTTATGTGTGCTAAATTTGGATACTGGGTTTCCGTAGATAGTTCGATATTTTCCTCGTTGGTCGTCATAATAAAAAACATAGTTAGCGGGGTATTCTCTGTATACCCGTTTGCCTTTTACTCGTTCTACTACATGGATACGATCGTTTTGTCGATCGTGAATAGCATCAACGTACATTTATAGTGTGCGTCCAACAGTTTCGAGAATATTGGTTAGTTCTTCGTGATCACGATTAGTGTCAGTGAATTTGCTCTTTTGAGCAATTCGGATAGCTTTCTTTAGTAGAGCCGGTTTGATTTCTAGTTCTTCGGCTACTGCTTTAATAGTTTCGTTTAGTCCTTCTTGAAGTGTCTGTACTTCGCTCATAACCGAAATACCTTCATTGACTAATTGAGTAAGTTTGGCTTTACCTTCAGCCGAAAACATTCTTTGAGGCATATAGTTCTCCAATGAATAGTTGATATTATATAGTTATTGTTGAAGTAATGCAACAATAATTTATTCGTAGGTTACTGTATCCGAATCGCCTAATCGCCATTTTGGATTAGTTTCAACAACGTATTTTCGAGTGCAGACTTTAAAGTCCGGAAATAACATTTCTTTAGGATTGCTAGCAGCATCAAAAAAGATACAACGATTGTTAGGTTGAGCAGCATACTGTCCATTATCTAATTCGATAAAGTTAAATGATTTATGATCTTCGGGCCATTCACTATAACTGGTATCTATTATGTTTAGATCGGGGCTGGCATTATCCACAGTAAACATATAATTTCCCGAATACATTTGCTTGTTTTTAGCATAAAATTGGCAACTAAGATTACGTAAAAAAGCTTTTTGTATTACAGCAATATCGTAGCTAAAACAGTCCCAAATCTGTAGTGTATCTAAAGGTAAAAACTTATCCGGTTCGAGATTCTCTGTACGACTTACAAAAG